CGGCCAGCTTGTGAAAGACGTGGGAAGTACGCTTCTCACCCCAACGCCAGGCTACACACCGCCCACTTTCCGGCCTCGTTTTGGTCAACCGACAACGGCGCAAACCGATGCGGCCAACGCGAGTATTGCGGCGCATTACAAGGCGTTCCAAGATTGGGTTGCGGCCGGCGCTCCGACTCAGGCGACCGTGACCAACCCCGGCGCAATCGCAGTAGCCACATCCGCCGCGACCATGCAAAGGATTGACCATCAGATGAGCGCGCCGCAGACCGGCCCAACTCAGGGCACGGGCCGGGCCACGCCGCCCGGCAGCGCAGCGAACCCCGCCCGATGAGCGGCGTTCTGAGCGTTCTCGCGGCAGCCGGCGCTTTGTTCGGAGGCGCCGGAACCGGCGTAACTCTCGGCCCGGTTGTTTTACAGGGCTTCGAGGTTCCCGACAAAATTAAGATCGGCGGCAAACAATCGCTTGTCACCCATCAGCTTATCGGCGGCGGGCGCGTCATTGACGCGATGGGCCGCGATGACATGCCGCTCACATGGACCGGGATATTGCTTGACGGAAGCGCCACGCCACGCGCGTTGCTGCTTGATTCGCTCCGGGTTTCCGGGCAAATCCTCACTCTTTCGTGGGCCGTCTTTTCTTATCAAGTCGTGGTTGAGGAATTTACGGCCGACTACGAAATGGCCGTCAAAATTCCCTACTCGATCACCTGCCGGGTTGTGCAAGACAACAGCAACCAGCCATCCAGCACAACGCCATCCCTGACCGCTACGCTGGGGGCGGACCTCACGGCGGCTCAAGGGTACGCGGCGCAAGCTGCGGTCATCCTGGGCACCACGCAGGCGTTCCTGGCCGCCGTGGGCGTCAAGGGTGGCGCGGCCTACCTGACCGGGCTACAATCGGTCACTGGTGACGTTTCCAATATCGCCGCGACTGCCAGCATAGCAAACGGCACGTTGGGAAGCCTCTCAGGCGCCGCAGCGTCCGCTCCGGGCATTCTCCCTACGGCGGGCGGGCCAACGGCAGCCGTCACAGCCCTCAACGCCCTGACGGCGGCGGCTGGTACGGCAGCGGCGGCGCAACAGGCCGGCGCTTACATGGGTGTGGCGCAAAAGAACCTTTTGAACGCGAGTACGTAAAATGCAGAGTGTCCCGGTTGCCGGCGGAAACTGCTATTCGTTGGCAGCGCAATATCTCAATGACGCCACGCAATTCATCCGGATCATGCAGTTAAATGGCCTGACCGATCCGGTGCTTCCGGCAACCGTGCAGACCATCCTCATCCCTGACATCAACCCAAATTTAACGGGTGGAGTCCCTCCGCAATGAACATTGATCGAGAACCGGAAATCCGCGCCGCCGCCATGATCTACTTCAACTCGCGGGCGATCCCGTTTGAAGACACGCTAAAAATGTCTCTCGGCGAAATCATCGCTGTTTGGGAATACTTGAAACCGCAAAGGCGCATTTTTGCATGACCCTCGGCCCCGTCCCGCGCGACACTGTGCGGGCGCCGGTCGCACAGGTCACGATCAACGGCGCCGTTATGCCGGAAATCCTCTCGGTTTCGGTTGACGATACCAACGTGTTTGAGGCGTCGAAATTCACAGTTGAAGCTAGGGTAAGCACCGCGTTTCCGGCCTCATGGTGGGGAACGCAGACTCAAATCCGCGTGAAAATTTTCGGCGGGTTTGCCGGGCAGACTTCGGGCCTAACGCGGCTCCTGACCGGCAACGTCGATAAGTATTCAATCGACCTCGACAACCGCAAAATCACCCTCACCGGGCGCGACCTGACATCGCTTCTGATTGACACCAAGACCGCGGAATCTTATGTAAACCAGAACAGCGGCGAGATTGCGGTCATCATTGCCAACAAGCACGGCCTAACGCCGGTTGTGACTCCGACCACTACGCCGGCCGGCACCTATTACGCCTCGGATCATACCGCGCTCGCCCTCGGCGCACTCAACCATTCGACAACCGAGTGGGACATGCTGGTCTATTTGGCCCAAAAAGAGGGATTTGATGTTTTTGTTCAAGATACTTCGCTTTATTTCCAACCGGCGCAAACCACGGCCACGCCGCCCTATCTCATAACCTGGACGATGGGACCGGACGGTGTACCATCCTCCAACGTCATCGGGCTTACGATTGAGCACGATTTGACCCAAGCGCCGGGCGTAAGCGTGACTATCCTGTCTTACAACTCGACATCGGCACAGACCATCAAGGCTGTCACGAAAGCCGCCGGATACAACGCCAGTCAGACCGCGGGCAACACGCAAGATTATGTCTATAACGTCCCGAACCTGACGCAAGCCAGCGCGCAAAGCCTCGCTAACCAGCGGTTTCAGGACATCACGCGCCACTTAAAAACGATCAGGTTTTCTCTGCCTGGCGACACGGTTTTGACGCCGCGCTCCGTGATTCAGGTGAGCGGCACCGGGACGGTTTTCGACACGTTCTATTATCCCGACATGGTAAGCCGAAAGATGGATTTCGATAGCGGTTTCCCAATGACCGTTACCGGCAAGAACATTCCACCGTCATTCCAGCAAACAGGGGTTTAAGATGAGCCTATCCGGCACCTTGCGCCACCGGCACGCCGGGCAGGCTGCAACGGACGCCGCGCCTCGATATGGCACCATCCAGAGCGTGAACCCGGCCAACCACACCGCCCGCGTGACGATCCAGCCGGAAGGCGCGTTGTCTGGCTGGCTGCCAATCCACGCGGTATGGATCGGCAACGGCTGGGGTATGGTTTGCCTGCCGTCGCCTGGCGATCAGGTGACTCTTGACGCAGACTCAGGCGACGCGACCAACCTCAAAATCACAGGACGGGTTTACAATGCCGGGCAGACGCCGCCCGCATCCAATCCCGGTGAAATGGTTCTCGTGCATCAATCTGGCTCTTACCTCAAATTGCTCAATGATGGAGGAATACACAGCAAGGGAACGTGGAATCATATCGGCGCGATCAGCGCGACGGGAAACATTACGGCAGGGCAGGGGACTGGCGCCCAAGCCGACCTTTTGAACCATACGCACGCATACATCCCAGGAACGAGCGGCTCCGCGCAGACCCAGCCACCAACCGCAGGCACCTAAAGGAATCAAATGCCCGAACTATCGCATTATTGCGGTCAAGACCTCGCGGTCGGGCCAACGGGAGACCTTGCGCTTGTTTCAGGCGTCACGGAAACCACGCAACGCATCATCCGCCGGCTGCTCACCAACAAGGGCGAATACCTCTGGCATCTTCTCTACGGCGCCGGGCTACCCGCACAGGTCGGATTATCGGCAAACGCGATGGCGATTCAAAGCCTGATCCGGGGCGAGATTTTCAAAGAACAAACCGTCGCGCAGGTTCCGGCACCAACGATCAACGTCACGGCATCGCCGGGGTCAAACACCGTCACCGTCAACATCGCTTACACGTCCTCGGTCACAGGGCTTCTTGTGATTATCCCTCCGTTCACGGTGTAATATGGCCCTCAATGTTCAAAATTTCACAACGCTGGTCGGCAACATGGCCGCAGCGGTGCAGAACAGCGCGACCGCGCTTCTCGATCTCACGGTTGGTTCGACCCTTCGCGCCATTCTCGAAGGTTCCGCAGCGGCCGGCCTCTGGCTTCAATCCCTCATCCTTACCGTCTCCCTATCGACCAGGCTTGCAACCAGCGTCGGGGCGCAATGCGATACATGGGGCGCAGATTTCGGTTTCTACCGTCTGCCAGGCGTCGCGTCATCCGGCTACGTAACCTTCGGGCGGTACACCGCGACCTCATCGGTTTTCATCGCCAATGGTTCGCAAGTCCGCTCCGCAGATGGTACTCAGACATTTACCGTTGTGGCTGATCCAACCAATGTCCTCTATAACGGCTCGACCGGCTACACCATCCCAGCGCTCACCGCGACCGCAAACATCCTTGTCGTCAACACCACTGTTGGCACCGCCGGCAACGTGCTGGCATCCACCATTTCCCAGATCATCGGGGCGACCCCCGGCATCGACTATTGCAATAATGCGACGGGGTTCACGAACGGCGCCAATGCGGAATCCGATGCGGCGATGCGGACCCGATTTCAAAACTTTGTAGCCACCCGCGCCGCCGGGACGACTGCCGCCATCTTGTACGCCGCCACAAGCGCCGCTCTCAATCTGACCGCAACGGTAGTTTTTGGCGCTCCCGGTACGGGCTTTTTCACCGTTTACGTCGATGACGGGACCGGCGCCCCTCCGGCCGCGACACTCGCCCTTGTCGGGGCGGCTGTGACGGCGGTACGGGCTGGCGGCATCAATTCGGTTGTCTCTGGCCCGACTCTCATCAGTGCCAGTGTCGCGGCTACCCTGACGACGAACGCGGCCACCAATCACGCTCTTGCGACCGCCGCCGCCGCACAGGCGGTAACGGCTTTCATCAACGCCCTGCCGATGGGCGCGGTGTGTCCCTATAGCCGCTTGGCGCAAGTGATCTATGACTCTTATCCGGGCATCACGAACATTTCCGGCCTTCTGCTAAACGGCGCGACGGCTGACCTCGGCGGCGCGGCGACGCAAGTTGTCCGCTCGACCTCTGTGATCGTAAGTTAAAATGGCGACGGGCGATACAAACGATTTCATCGTTAGGATTAAGGCGCTCCTGCCCCAACGCTGGTTTCCAACATCCAGCAATCTCTCTCAACAAGCGCAAACGCTTTTCCAAACTGAAACCGGCGCTGATATTACGGACGCCAATAACAACGGCCTAAGTTTTACCAGCGGCCCCGTCATCCTGCCGGTTTCCGCAACACCCATCCTCGACGGAGTGCTGTCGGGCATCGGCTCAATGTGGGCTTGGCTCTACAGCCTCATCGTCTATATCGCGCTTCAAACCCGCATCGCCACCGCGACGGATGTTTGGCTTGATATTATCTCTCTCGATTATTTTGGGACCGGCCTGCCTCGCAACCCGAATGAACCGGACGCGACCTTCTCGGCTCGTATTCGGGCCAATATGTTTCCGCCATTGCAAACCAGGGCGGCGATTGTTGCAGCCATACAGGCGCTCACCGGGCGCACGCCGAAAATCTTTGAGCCCGCCAATCCCCTCGATGGTGGATCATACAACACCGGATATTCCGGCTACGGCGTTGCAGGCGGCTACGGCTCGCTCGCGTTGCCGTTTCAGCTTTTCGTCACGGCATACCGTCAGATTACCGGCGGGATTCCGAATGTTGCGGGGTATTCCGGCAACCAATCGACTCCCCAATATGCGCCCGGTGGATATGGCGGCGGCGCGATTGAATATGTGACACTGGCGCAGGCCGGAACACAAACGAATGACGCGGCGATCTACGCGACGGTCGCAAAAACACAAGCCGCAGGCGTTACCTCCTGGGTCGCAGTCTCCAACTAAGGAATCCTCATGGACCGCATTATCGTTTATCCCGGCGCGCTGCCGTTGGATTCTGACGTTCTGAACACGAACAAAAATACTATGCTGGCGCTCGCCGGGCTGCTCAACGCCACCCTCGGCACCACATCGACCGTGGCGGGCTTGGCGGGGACACAAACGACCGTTCCGTCTCTGACCATCAACATCGGTCCCGGCTCAATCACGTCGCTACAAAACGTCGATAATACCCAATACGGCTCCATCGCCCTTGATACGACCGATACCATCGTCAAGCAGGGTGTAAACCTTACGACAACTCAGTTGACTTTGACCGCGCCTGGCACCGCGGGATTCAGCCAAAACTATTTGATTGAGGCATCGTTTGTCGAGGCTGACGCAACGCCGGTTGTGTTGCCATACTACAACGCAACCAACCCGGCGCAGCCCTATTCGGGGCCGGCGAATACCGGCGCGACTCAGAACACTCTCCGCACCCAGCGCGTTCTTTTGCAGGCCGTGGCAGGCGTTGCCGCTACCACCGGAACACAGACAACCCCGGCGACCGGCGCGGGCAACGTCCCGCTCTACGTGGTGACGGTTGCCAATGGGCAGACGGCGATCACTACCGCGCAGATCGTCGCCGCCCCCCTGGCGCCGTTTGTAGACGGCCAAGCGCTTGGCCGCGGCATTCAGCCGGGCCGGTTACTCAACATTCAGACGTTTTCCGCCTCTGGCACGTACACCCCAACGCCGGGCGCGGTTAGCCGACTCGTCAAATTGTGGGGCGCTTCTGGCGGTTCCGGTGGCGCTCAGGCAACTTCTTCAAGCCAAGTTACGCTTGGCGCGGGCGGCGGCGGCGGCGCATACCTCGAAGACTACCGCCCAATCACCGGACCTGTTGCAGTCACGATTGGAACGGGCGGAACTGCCGGTACGGCTGGCGGCACGAACGCGGGCGCTGGGAGTCAGTCAAAATTTGGGACGACCTTAATTGCACCTGGCGGGCAAGGCGGAAACAACACGCCACCATCGGCGCCGTTTCCGATCGTCGGCTTTTGGGGCTTTAACTCAGCCGTCGCGACCGGCGGAAATATTCTGAACCAAGCCGGCGGACCATCAACGACCGTGATTTCGTCGAGCATATCGGGTTGGTCAAGCGGCGCGGGTGGGGCTTCTGGTTCCGGTTCGCCTGGCGCCGGCCCAGTTAATATATCCGGCACCGGCAACCCCGGCCCGTCACCGGGCGCCGGGCCAAGCGGCGCGGCTAACGGTCCCAGCCAATCGGGCGTTGCAGGCGTTGCAGGCACGAACGGTCAGTGCATCATCTTTGAATACTCGTAAGAGGGCATAAGGATTCTTAAAAAATGAGTACGATTGCCCAACTTGCCAACGCGGCGGCGGCACTTGATAACGACGTTGTGCCCCTACAGCAGAACGCGGATGGTGTGACCCGCAATGCCCGCATGTCGCAGATTTTTAATTATGTTGCGTCAAAATTGTTTCCGACAAGTCCGGTCGGTTCGGTCGCGGTGGGAACGGGGGCGGTCGGAGGTGTTCAATTCGTCACACCGAACACGGCGGGCAATCCGGTTTCACAAGATGCGCTGGGGAATGTTTCTGCCCAAACGGTGAAGCCGGCCGGCGGCACGACCGCGCGGTCTCTGGCGGCGCTGTTCGGGGACGCGCTCAATCTTAAAAGCATTGGCGCGCTGCTAAACGGTACGCCTAGCGATCAAACGACCATCGACAGCATTTATGCCAGCCTTGCCAACGGTTCAGTCGTCAACGTCCCGACCGGCGGTTCTTGGTCTGGAACGCTCACCAGCCCGAATCCAAGTAAAAACATTACGTGGCTCTTGGAAGGTTCTTGGCCGAACCCGTACAACGAGTTTATAGGCGACGGAGATTTATCGGTCGGGTATGCCAATGCTTCGGCGGAATTTTGGAAGGTTTATGTTAACAACACCAGCTTCTTTCCGCCAATATCTGCAACGCTTTGGAACCAAGACCCTCACTTCCTTGGTCCATATAGTGGCAACTTCATCCAGTATGCCGCGATCAATGCAAATTACACGACAGGCCCAACCTCAACCGGAAACACGTCCGGCGTTTCTGTTGTCGGCACATCATACGGCTACAATAATTCCGCGTCGTATG